AGCTGACTCAAAGTATTATCCGCGGTGCCGATCCGAAGCAGGCCATAGACAATCTGGCGAAGACGATGGAGGTCAGCCGGGGGCAGGCAGGACGGCTTATCATGACGGAATCAGCGGCGATTTCTTCCGCGGCACAGAAAGAGTGTTTTAAAGAACTGGACGTAGAGCAGTACGAGATCCTGGCGACGCTGGACAGTCATACCTCGGATATCTGCCGGGCCATGGACGGGAAACGATTTGCCATGAAAGATTACAAGGTAGGAGAGACCGCACCGCCGTTTCACCCCCGTTGTAGATCAACCACGATTCCATATTTTGATGACGAATTTACGGAAGGGGAGGAACGGGCAGCCAGGGACGAAGACACAGGGAAGACATATTATGTGCCGGCGGATATGAAGTATGAAGAGTGGAAAAAAGAGTTTGCGGAGGAACCTATTAAGAAAGAAAAGAGTGATAAACTGGGTACAGGAAGAAGTGATTCACCCAGCGAAACGCAAAGGATCGAGATCGGCAGCGTGAATGTCGAAATGAGGGAAGAAGCCATTTCCTATTTTGAAGAAAGTATCCGTCATGTGTCGGTTGAAAATGCTGTTGTAATAGACAGTGCTGGAGAAGTTGTTCAGTTTATTGGGCAGAAAGACAGTGTTGATATATTTGATGTAGATTTGAAAGATGCCATTGTAACGCATAATCACCCAGAATCAGAAGGCGTCATATCGTTTGGGGAAGATGATTTTAACTTTTTGCGGGAGCATCAGGACTTAAAAGAATTTCGATGTGCTAACGCAGAATATAATTATCGAATTGTGGTATTGAAAGATATGGCCGAAGTTGTGTATAATGATATCTATACGGAGGGATTCAAATATTTTGGAGATCCGGAATTTGAAGCACAGGATGCTGCAATGAGGGTACTTCAGGAAAGGGGATATGTTACCTATGAAAGAAATCGAGTTGACACCCGAACAGAGAAGTAAGTACAATGAATTATTAGCAGAGATGCGGGCGGAATTAGAATTATTGCCAAAATCCGATGGTAATATATTGTCATGTACAGTTGGGAATAGGCCATATCAAGAAATAAGCCAGAAATATCTGCCGAAGTTAAAGGAAATTCTGAAAGAGTAAATACCACCAGTCAGTAAAAAGACCGGTGGTATTTTTATACCCATTTGCCAGCAGATCAGGCGTAAAACAGTCGGCTTAACTTACAATCATGCGGAGATACCGCGTAATAAATCGTAGAGGAGAGGGAAGATGAAACGGAAGTTTTTAGAGGATTTTGGACTGGAGAAAGAAGCCATAGATAAGATCATGGCAGAGAATGGCAACGACGTGAATGCAGCGAAAGCAGAGTATGACTCCATGAAGCAGGAGCGGGACACCATGGCGGCCCAGGTGGCAGAGCGTGATAAGCAGCTGGAAACGCTGAAAAATTCCACCGGAGATATGGAAGCGCTGAAACAGCAGATCATTACACTTCAGGCGGATAATCAGGCAGCCAAAGAGAAGTACGATGCCGATATGAAGGAACTGAAGCTATCCACAGCGATCAGGCTGGCTCTCGGTGAATCGGCCCAGGACAGCGATTTAGTTGCCGGGCTGTTTGATAAGTCAAAGCTGATCTTATCCGATGACGGGAAGGTAACGGGACTTGAAGAACAGTTAAAGTCACTGAAAAAGGAAAAAGCTTTTCTGTTCAAGGAAGAGAAGCCGGCCCAGGTCCAGATCAAAGGCGGGAAGCCTGCGGAGGGTGCCGGGACACCGCCAGCAGATAAGAAACCATCAGAAATGACCTACAGTGAGATGTGCAAATACCTGGAAACGAACCCAGGCGCTGCAATCGAATAAAAGAAAGGAAGAGGTAAGACATGGCAAAATTTAACGAGAAAACATTTAACCCGGAAGCATTTGGAAAGTATGTGGACCGGATTCCCAAAACAAAGAGAAATGAACTGATTAAGTCCAGGGCCATTAAGGGAAACGAACAGATCAGGCAGGCGTTCAGCTCCCAGACGGGTACATCTTATGTAACGATGCCGATGAAGGGGCTGCTGGAAGGGGCGCCGCTCAACTATGACGGAAAGACGGATATCACGTCTGAGAGAACCACAACCTTTGAGCGCAGCGTGGTCGTATGGGGACGGTCCAAAGCATGGACAGAGGACGATTTCTCCACTGATATTACCGGCGGCGTGGACTTTATGGATAATGTAGCCCAGCAGGTATCAGGCTGGTGGGATGATGTGTATCAGGATGTGCTTCTGGCAGTACTGAAAGGGATCTTCGCGATGACAGGGGCTAAGAACCTGGAATTTGTCAACGGGCATACCTATGATATTACTGCTGTGACGGGAGAAGACAAGGACGGAAATGCATTAAGCTGCGTAGGCCCGACAACCTTAAATACAGCAATCCAGAAAGCTTCCGGTGATAACAAATCAAAATTCACGATTGCGATCATGCACTCCACCGTCGCGACCAACCTGGAGAACCTGCGGCTTCTGTCCTACATGAAGTATACCGATGCTGACGGAATTCAGCGCGACCTTGCAATCGGTACATGGAATGGCCGGGCGGTAATCATTGATGATTCCATGCCGGTAGAACATGTAGACGCAGTGGAAGAGAGCGGAACGTCTGGAACAGAAGGCTATGTGCCGGCGGCGCCAGCTTATGAAAAATACACCACATACGTTTTGGGAGACGGTGCGATTGATTTCGAGAAGATCGGCGCAGAGGTTCCGAACGAGATGCAGCGTGATCCGAAGACAAACGGCGGAGAAACCACACTGTATACCCGTGACCGTGCCTGCTATGCTCCGTACGGCATTTCCTATACGAAGAAATCCCAGGCATCCTTATCACCGACAAATGAGGAACTGGCAAATGGTGGAAACTGGACTCTGGTTAATAACGGCGG